ATGATGTCTACCGATATAACGGGGAGTTATGGGTTAACCGGGGTCTATATGAAACAGGCCTAACCAATCAGGACATAGCCCTTAGATTAACTCAAGCAGGGTATGACAAACAGAAACAAATCATAGCGGATAGCGCAGAACCCAAGTCAATAGAGGAGTTAAGAAGGTTAGGCTTTAATGTAGTACCGGCTAAGAAAGGACCAGACAGCATAAGAGCAGGTATAGATATTCTAAAAAGACAAGCCATGAACATCACCCACAACTCAACCGAGTTAAAGAGGGAGCTAATGAATTATAAGTGGGATGAGAAGGATAAGAGTAAACCCATTGATGCCTTTAACCATTGTGTTGATGGGATTAGATACGTGGCTCTTAATAAACTCACCACGCCTTCCAATGTAAACAACTTCTTTTAGGGTTACCAAATCGGCTCTTTTTGGTATTATATCATTGATGATACCAAGCTCGATTAAGGATTTAACAGTTCAACAATACATGGACTGTCTTGACATCTACCAAACTCCTGATATGGATTTGTTAGACAGAGAGATACTAATACTTTCTAAGTTATCAGGTAAGCCAGAAGATTACTTTACTTCAATGGATATAGGGGAGCTTAAAAAGCTATTCAGAAAAGTCCCTGTATTAACCCTAGTCAATCTTAAAGACGTAAGACATAACAAGTACCTGTTTATAAACGGGTGGCTGTATAAGGCTGTAATCAATCCACAGGATATTAACGTAGCTCTTTACCGGGATCTAAAGACTTATATAGAAAAGGGAATAGATGAGAACCTACATAAGATATTAGCTTGTATTTACAGACCAGTGTTAATAAAGTACACAGGCAAGGTACATGAAAAGACGGCTAAGTTAATGCTTAAGCAAAAGATAGGCCATGTAACAGGTGCGGTTTTTTTTTATTCGGACTTATTAAAAAGACTGAGCAATCCTATACAAACCTATTTGGAACAGACCCTAATGAAAATAGAGAAGGACTTGAAGAAGGAGCTGGAAGAATTAAAGGTTTCGTAGAGCATTGGTCATGGAGGTATGTGGTATATCAGGTATCTGAATTTTATAACGTATCTGAAGATGAAGTACATGAATGGGAGATGGTAAGGTTTTTAAACGACATCGCCTTTATGAAGGATAAGAGTAAATATGATATATAATTAGCTAAAGATGCCAACGGTTAAAGACGCACTAATATTATGGCAGGTTCAGATAGTTGAGGAGTTAAGGTCTGAGATAGATAAGACCATTAATATAAAGGGTGGTGGTGTAAGTTCTTTAAGTGATAGTGTAAGGGGTGAGGTTATAGATGTAGACGGTGGTCATGCCATCCAAATATATATGGCTGATTACTATAAGTACGTAGAGAGTGGAAGGAAGCCCAATAGTAAACAACCGCCATCCGAACCAATAGAGAAGTGGATAAAAGAACGACACATTAATGCCCCTAAGATTATAGCTGACATACAGTTAAGGGTTAAGCAAAAGGCAAAGAGATTAAAGGTAAAGACTGGCAAACAAAAGAAACTAAGTTACGATAAGGCGGCAAAGAGTCTCAGCTTCTTATTCGCAAGGTCAATAGGCAAGAAAGGAATAGAGGCAAGGCCATTTATTAAAAACGTACTAACCCCTGAAAGGTTAAAAGAGTTAAGCGACATATTAAGTAAACAATTCGGTAAGGATTTTATAGCAGATTTTAAAAGAGAATAATGGCAATCACAATAAATAGTCAACCTGAAACACACACACCGGCTTACAACGATCAATACTTTGTACTTAGTTCGTCTAATAGCTCACAGACTAACTTTAAATATATCTGTACGGTAACCGTTGACGGTCAATCACCTATATCATTCCCAGTCGATAAACACCCAACCAATTCAAAGGGGTATTTTAACCCTCAAAAATTAGGGGAGGCAGGAGTGGACACCACCCTAACTACTTCACAAACAGAACTAAGACCAGCTACTAACTCAATTAAATCGGTTTACGTACAGTTTGCCGAGCAATACGGCTCTACCCCAACCACTCAAGCAGTAACAGCTTCAGGTCTTTATTATATTTGGGATGCTGCCTATGATGCTAAAGACTTTAGCTCTTATACTTTTAGCCAAACAACGTTAGCACGTACTTTAAATAAGGGTGTTTATGTTGGTGGGGACACGGGTATATACGCTTCTAACAAGATAACTCGCACTCAAAGGTTTTGGATGTATTGGCATAATGCTTTTGGCACTTCTACAATAGCCTCTTTACAAATCAAATCGTATAACTCAGCCCTCACGCTTATTCAAACGGCAGAGATAGACAACACTTATAAAACAGTGGGGTCAACTTATAGCCGTAACTTAATGTATGCCGATGTTAGCGCAGTGGGAACGGCTCAGATATTAGCAGCCAACCCATCAAGTGTTACAAGGTCAAATGGGGCTTTACCAATTATCCCCTCGACTACTTATTTATATACAGTTACTTGGGTAGACGCTATCCTTGCTCCTGTTTCAACTCCTTATGTAGTTGTTATAGATGGGTTCTGTTCAAGATATGATCAATATTCTTTACATTGGAAGAACCAATATGGGGCAATAGATACAGCAGTATTTAATATGGTTAGTCGTATTAAAACAGACAAGGCAGAAAAGACATACAAGAAAAACCCATACACATTAAACTCATCCAATAACTATACTTATTCTAATTCAGATGCAGTAGAACAGACTTATTCAAGTGAGTTAACTAATAACATAACACTTAACACCCCTATTACTACGGATGATTACTATGCCTTTTTAAAAGACTTAGTTACCTCACCTTATGTATTACTTGAGGACAGCTCAGGTAACTTCTTTAGCATGAAGGTTGCTGATAATAATTACGAGCTAAGAAAAAGAGTTAATGACGGGATGTTCAACTTCACAGTTAACTTAAAGTATCAATTTAATGATGTTAGACAAAGGGGTTAATGTTTACTACTAAACTTATAGCAGCTCCCGGTGGAGCAGGTGCGACAACCTCTTATGTAGAGCTTGACCTATTAGCTGAGATACCTATCTCAATTAATAAGAGTATTGCTGATATTAGAGAACCCGACAAAAGAATGGGGGCATTTAGTAAAACCATTACCTTACCAGGCACTAAGTCTAATAACAAGTTCTTCGAATACGCCTTTATGGTTAATGTTCAAAGTACTAATTGGAACTCTACCCTAAAAGCCCCTGCGGTTATTTACGTGGATGGCATTGAGGTACACAGAGGACACCTTCAATTAACCAATATCGTTAAGAGGTTTGAGAACAACGAGAACTTTGTTGAGTATTCAGTAGTAGTTTATGGGGACAATACTAATATATTCACGGCTATTTCAGATAAGAAGTTAACTGAGTTAGACTTCTCAGTTTATAATCATACATATGACAAGGCTACTCAGGTGGCTTCATGGTCCTTCACACCCGGCTCTCGTTACCTTTACCCTATAATAGACTATGGGTTTAAACAGAATGGGAACGATGACTATTATCATGTAGAGCATTTAAGACCTGCTTTATATGCAAGGGAGTTACTATACAACATCTTTACCACTAATGGCAAGACATGGACCTCTACCTTTTTAGACAGCGCATTCTTTAAGAACTTAGTTAATCCATACAATGGGGATAACTTTAATATGAGTGCCTCTGTGTTGGCTACTTATGAGTTCTATGCGGGTAGATTATCAACCTCATCAGTTCAGAACATACCATTAACATACACAGCTAACGGTTGGTCTACTTACTTTACTAATCTTACTACTGCTGTAACTTCTTCACTTGCTATTGTTCATAAACCAGACGACGACAGCACATCACCGTTTAATGATGCGGGGGGAATATACAATACATCGACGGGAATTTATACAGTAAATAAAAGTGGATGGGTAAATATTAAAGGTCTTATTAAGTTTGAGGCTAAAGTTAACTTCCCTTCAGGGGCTGTTTCTGCTGTGGGCGGGTTTGATGTTATGTATTGTTTGATTAAATCTACTAATGGTGGGTCTAACTGGACAGTAGAGGCTTCATTTAACGCACAACAAAATCAGGTCTTTGGTAATATTCAACCAACAGCGTCTTATCAAACAGGTCAGATATATATAGATTGGCCATCTATTGAGGTTACTCAAACAAATCAATTCGCAATAGTTTACTTCATTGACCCTTATCAGTTTGGTGGTGGTAGTGATATGACCTTTTGGACAGGGGCAGGTGGTTCGGGATCTCAAGTAACATCACCGTCAGCCTCAATAGATATAAGACAAATATCAGGTCAGTACTTAAATATAACACAGAAATTCAAACAATACTTACAAGGTAATACGGTTAATCTCAATGATGCTTTACCTGTTAATTTTAAGCAGAGGGATTTCTTTACCAACTTTATAAAAATGTTTAACCTTTATATAGATGTTGATAAATCTAACACTAATAATTATATCATTGAACCCCGTGATGACTTCTATGCCGCAGGTACTACGAAAGATTGGACAGATAAGCTGGCAGAAAACGAACCTTTTGAGATTAAACCAATGGGGGAAACTAAGTACAAGGTTTACAAGTATCAGTACGCAAAAGACACTGACTACTTTAACAATGATTACCAAGTAAACTACTTAGAGAACTACGGAACAAAGACTAAAACAATAACAAACGATTTCTTAAAAGATACTTTAACTACTGAGGTTAGTTTCAGTGCTACCCCTATTGTTGATAATGCTCAAACTACTCTAATAGTTCCAAAGATATATAAGCAAGATCAAGCCTCCAATATAAGTCCTATGGCCCACAACCTTAGAATACTTTATTATTCAGGTTTAAAGTCTGGCAATTGGTTACATAGAGAAAGGGTTGGTACTTCTTATGCCGATACTTTTAACACAACCTATCCACAGGTAGGGATGACAGACGACCCCGTAGCTAATACGGTTAGTTTAGAGTTTGGTATTCCTTCCCATGTATATTATTACGACCCTGCATTCCTTTATACTGATAACAACCTATGGAATAAATACTATTATCGGACTGTATTAGAGAATACAGATAGAGATAGTAAGATTTGTACAGGCTATTTCTACCTAACCCCTCAAGACATATTTAGTTTTGATTTCAGGGATAGGATATTTATAAAGGATACTTACTATTATGTGAACTCATTTGAGTATAACCCTGTTGAAACTTCCCTAACTAAGGTCGAGCTAATCAAAGTGAAGGGATACGCCGCTTATGTGCCCGTAAGTACTTCTGCGGCTAATACAGACACTAATAACGAAACCGCATGATAAGTACAGGCAGACAAACACAAGGCTCAGCAAGTAACGAAGGGACTGGTAATAATAGTATTGCCGGTAATAACATTATATGTAGAAGCGAGGGTGCTACCTTATCAGGCAATTCTATTAGTGTTGGTAGGGGTAACTTTAAAATTACCTGTGTTTCATGTGATGGGGTGGCGGTAATGGATAACTGTTCGGGTATTACAATCCTAACATCTAACCAATGCTTTATATCTAATGGTGTTAGTGGATGTTCGTTAATGAATTGTTCAGGCGTAACTGTTCAGGGGAATGTGTCAAACTTTACAGGGATCAATTTACAGAATTACGTAGTTACCTCTGCGGATAATAATAGTTTAAGGGTTGGTAGTACTTCTTTTTTCTTAAGTCATGGGGTTGCTCACACTACGATAAACACCCCAGCCCCCAATTTAATATCCCTCAGTTACGGGACATGGTTCTTTAATGCGGCAAGTGTGGCAACTGGGGGAACACTACCAAGTGCATCAAGTCACAGCGGTAAGATTTTATATTTAAAAAAGATAGACACAACAGCAAACGCAGTAACAATAAGCACAACGGGTGGAGATTTAATAGATGGGGGAGCAACAGCAGTATTAACAATGCCATACGAAGCAATAACAGTGCAGAGCGATGGCGTATCAAACTGGTATATAATATGACGTACATTCCAAATAACGATTTCGGCTTACAGGTACAAAGGGGACTTGTATCTGGCATAACATTCAATAATAAGTTTGGTCGTAATCCAGCGACAGCAACGGGTGACGCCATTTGGGCATCGTCCACAGCCTATAACGAACCCGCAACGTGTGAACTTTGCAATGTTGCAAGTAGTGATGCCAATGATACGGCAGCAGGAACAGGAGCAAGGACTATTTCTATAACGGGTATTAATGAGCTTTACAATATAGTTACAGAAACACTAACACTAAACGGGACAAGTAATGTAAGCACAGTAAATAAGTATTGTAATATACATAGGGCTTATGTTTTAACAGCAGGAAGTGGCGGAACAGCAGCAGGGAATATAACAATAACATCCACAGCGGCAGGAACTCCGGCGATTGGATATATAGCTTTAGGTTATAATCAAACACAATCAACTGTTTAT